CAAGAGCTTAAACACTCCATTAATGAACCTAGACCCACTTAAAATAAAAGAATCAAAATAAATAAAACATTATGAAAATAGATAAAATAGTAGATTACATATTAAAAGGAATGTTAGTTTCGTTATACGCTTTCATTAGCTGGGCGGTTATAACTGTATTATTACATTTAATTGATAAATATTAGTCTCCCACGTGTGGAGAGGTAGCACTAAACCCTTATAAACAGTACAAACCTAAAATTATGAAAGAAACAAGTAATCTGCGTAAATTGTTATTTTCTGGACAAATTGTAAGACTAGACAAAGATTTTGCAAATAGTAATGAAGTAACAGTAGTGAGTCAGACACCTAAAAAACTTTACACAACCGTAACAGTTGACGGCAAATATAAATGGGATGTTATGACTAATAGATTGACAGAATTATAAACATTACAAACTTAAAATAAAATTAAAGCTATGACACCAAATGAAAAAGCAATTAAACTTTACGGAATTTTTAATTTATTTACTGAACCAAATAAAGAAGAACATCACCAAGCCAAAAGATGTGCGATAAATCATTTAAAAAGAAAAATATTTCTTTACGACTTATGGCCAGCTAAGAAAGGTGAATCTATTGATTTCTTAAATTTAGTAATAAAAGAATTGAAATTATTATAAAAATAGCCTTTGATTAACCCAACCACAGCACTTAGAAAGATAGCCGCTATGACTAAGCGGATTAAAGTTATTCAAGGCGGTCAAGGTGCTGGCAAGACCTTTAGCATACTAATGCTCATCATTAATCATGCAAGCAGTAACGAAGGTCTTGACATTTACATTGCATCAGCAGAACTTTCTAAGATGCGTATTACAGTCATAAAGGACTTTGTTAAGATCATGCGACTGTTTGGAATATTTGACCGCAACAGTTGGAAGGGCGGAAAAGAATACGAGTTTAGGAACAAATCAAAGATTACATTTATTGGCCTAGATAAAGAGGACATTGGAAAAGGTTTACGTTCTGATCTTATATTCTTAAACGAAGCAAACAAGACAACCTTTGAGACTTACAGAGAACTAACCTCACGAGCTAAACAAGTTATCCTAGACTATAACCCTAATAGTGAATTTTGGGTACATACTGAGATACTAGATAGAGACGATTCAGAATTTATTATTCTTACTTACAAGGACAACGAATATTTAAATCCTACAGAAGTAAAAGAAATAGAGATTAACCGGTCTAAGGCTTACATTAATTTAGAACTTCCTAACCTAGATATAGTTAACAACGTAAAATCAAAGTACTATCAAAACAAATGGCAAATCTACGGACTTGGTAAGATCGGTTCTAATCCAAACAGGATCTTCTTTTGGAATAGTTGTACGGTTGAAGCTTATCAAGAATTAACCGCACCTATTTACTATGGCGTAGACTGGGGTACTGTAGACCCTCTGGCAATGATAGAAGCCAAATACACTGATGGTAGACTATATCTTAGAGAACTTAATTATAAGTCTGAGAACCAAATAAGGGAAGGTCTCGACACCGCGATGAATAAGAAACTACAAGACCAAGAAGAGGGCCTAATAAAATGGTTATTCGCACAAAAAGACATCAACAAAAACCGACCTATAATTTGCGATAATAACCGAGTAGAGAAGATCAAAGCATTAAGGTCAATGGGTTTTGATTACGCACTAAGAGCAACCAAGACAAAAGGAAGCATACTAGACGGTATAGACATACTTAACGGCTTAGAAGTGTATTACACCCAAGACTCAAAGAACATCGACAACGAGCAAAAGAACTACAGTAGAGTCATTGATCGTTACGGTGTAGTATTAGAAGAACCTGAAGACAAAAACAATCACTTGATGGATGCAGTTAGATACATTGTACTTTTCTTAAGGAAAGAGGGAATAATTAAAAACATTTAACATTTACAAAGTTTGTATATCCGTTTATCAGTTATATATTTGCCTATAACTTAAAACAAAAATCATGACTATCCAGAAAGCAAAAGAATTAACAAGTAAAGAAGTATTTACACTTTTAAAGAAAAAAGGTCACACTAATTGCAGCGCACAGCAAATCGCAGACGCTCATGGTGAAGGTAGAGACTTCGCATTTTTATTCTAAAAACATTTAACATCTATAAGGTTTAACAAATTGTCTGTTTGCTTATCTTTGGTAAAACTTAAAAACTATGAATGATTTAAAAGTAAGCTTGCAAGATAGTTATTCTTTAGAATTAGAAAATCTACACAATGAAGAATGGCTAGACATACCTAATTATGATGGTGTTTATCAATGTTCTAACTATGGCCGAATAAAATCTTTAGCAAGAAAAATTGAAAGACAAACTAAGCACGGTTTAGTTATTAGTTATAGAAAAGACAAAATAAGAAAACCTACAAAAGTAAAGGTACAAGGCACTAATAGTGAAGTGTTTTATATTAAATTAAGTTTAGACAGTATAAAGAAGACCGACACTGTTTCACAATGGGTTGGTGTTACTTTTATTGGGGAAAAGAAAAAAGGTTATCATTTTCAACATAAAAACAAGAATACTTTAGATAATAGGCTTGAAAACATTGAACAAGTAACAATTAAAAAATCTAAATCAAACGATTTTAAACACTTTAAAAGAGAAGTGCATAATTTTAAAAGTTTACCAAAGCCAAAGCTTAAAATAGTAAGGGATGATGGTAAAGTGTTTTCATTTACTGATATAGTAAATACTTATGGAAAGTCTGCTTATTTTAATATCTTAAAAGGATTTAATGTAAGAAATCACAAATGGCAGGTAATTAGATTATAATAAATATAACCCATGAAGGAAAGAATAAACTACATACTACAAGAGCTAGGCATATTAGGAATATACTCAGGTGTATTCTTTTTATGCTTATTGCTTGTAAGCCATAACTTAATACAGAATATAGGCTTATCTTTAATGCTTGGAGTCTTTGCAAAACTCTTGGACTCTATTAACCGTAAATAAATAAAACTATGAAATACTTAAAAATTATATTATTTGTAGAATTCATTACTTTGCTTATTGTTGGATTAATACATCTAGTTTTATTTGTAGCTGGATATGATTTTCCCTTAATAATATATTTAATGATGTCTTTATTTACACTTGGGATTTGTTTGATAAATATATTCTTAATAGCTCCATGCGTTGAATGGTTTATAGATAAATATTAACTTTAAATAAATAAAACTATGAGGAAAATTACAAACCTAGAAAAGAACCGAGAAGATTATTATTTTAAAGTTTATGCTTATAAAAAAGATACTGATAAGCTTACAGCGCAATGCGAATTAGCATATCAAAGGGTTGCAGGATCAATTATGAATCCTCATAAAGTTAATTATAAGTTTGGCATTCCAGATGATGATTTTGCTTTAGGTTTAATGACACTAAGAATAAGAATAACACACTTAAACTAAATAACATGAAAGAAGACAACCATTCAATAATATTTTTAGAAGCTTTAAAGAAGAACAAAGCCGCATTTAAAAACCTTCAAAATTGCCTTAAAAAAGTGCCTGACCAATATAAAGAAGCTCAGTTTAAAATACCTAAGACAGAAATGGAGAAGATAGTTATTAATAGACTTTGGTCTAACGGTAAAAAATAGCCTATGAAAGTAAACTGCTCATACTGCAATAAATCAACCAAGGTAGAACAAACTACAGGAGAGACACAGTGCAGAGGATGCCACCAGATAATTGAGTACAAGGATTTAAAAGCGTATAAGATAACGCCTAAAGAATTAAAATAAAACCTTCTTATAATAAATAAATTTGTATCTTGCAAGCATTCTTTAAACAAATTCGGGAGCATGCCTGTAACTATAGTACATTAGTATATTAGAATCATTCTTCGGTAGTCGGTTCACAAGACTATACAATCGTGACACCACAATAGATAGGGTAAGAGGACTTAACTTCATGCCCTATTCCCCTAATACCGCATACAACGACTACCAAGAAGAAGCAGCCAAACTAAAGGTTATACTTAACAATCCAGCATTTTTGACAATCGTTAAAATGAACTGTGATCTTTTCTCATTGGGTAAAATCTACGTCAAAGATACTAACGGCGAGATCATACCAAACCATCCACTTAACGAATTAATATCAGAACCAAATCCATTTCAAACAACCCGTCAACTTAAGTGGGACTACATGTTTTGGTTGATGATGGGTAACGCTTATCTATTCGCTGAAAGTTTCATATCTACATCTGATAATATACTTTACTTTCTTGACCCTTCTAAAATGCAATTTCCAAAAGAAATGACAGAGCAAGGGGACAAACTATTTTTGTCTAAAGTAAATGCAGACAATTTTAAAAAGAATTTAGTTAAGTATAAGTACGATAACGGAGACGAAACTTCAATTCCATTCAACAAAGTAATACACTACACCGATTTATCTTCAACAACAAAACAATGGTTTAAAGGCTCAAGTGTTATAGATGCTTTATTTAAAGTGCTTTCTAATTCTGAGTTGGCATTAGACGCGAAAAACACAAACTTATTATTTGCTGGGAAGTACATGGTAGCTGGCAAGGTAGGCGAGAACGATCTTGACAACCCAATGATGAGTCAAGGCGAAAAGAAAGACATTGAGCAAAAGACAATGCGAAACACCCCAGTCACAGCCATTAAATCAATGATTGAGATTAAGCGGTTTGTTGAGGATATGGGTAAGCTAAAACTAGATGAAGCATATGTTCAGGATGCGTTTAAAATTGGGCGTATCTATGGAGTGCCTAAAGACGTAATTGAATCAGAGGTCGGAAGCGGTGCAACTTATGAAAACCAAGAGAAAGCAAGAGGAGCACACGTTGACTACGTGATGAGTCCCAAGGGAGAAGACTTTGTAGACTTGATTATGAAGCGTTTTAATTTTACAGGCGAAGCTTGCATGGAATGGACTCATTTACCTTTTAATTACTACAGTAGGATGCAGAAAGAAGAAAGCGAAAAGAGAAAGTCTGAAGCTTTGCTTAATTTGTTACAAGCAGGAGTTGACCCAGAAGATGCAAAGATTCAGTTAGGATATAACTTTACAAAAGAAATTAATTATGAAAGACCAAATCAAAGCACTCAACAAGGAACTGAGTAAGACAAAGAGCAAAGACAGAATTAAGACTATACTAGAAGAGATTAAAAGCTTAAAGTTAAATAACGAAATTATAAAGTAATGCTTTGCAAATTAACAAATAAGGATTTTGCCAATAAAGATGAGAGATTTGCATACATAAAAGCAAATAAAGAAACTATTGTTAAATCGTTAAAAAGCACGCCTAAGACTAAAGAAAACAAATTCTTAGGCTTTTATAATCAGAACGACCAAACTGTTAAGGCTATACCTAATTACGATGATAAGTTTATTTATCCTGTAATAAGTAATACGAATTATATCGACATGCACGACGATGTTCATATGAATAATTCAATGAACAAAACGGCAAAGGAGCAAGACAAGAAGGTTTACTATGTTACCGATCATCAAATAAGCGTTAATAACATTATTGCAATGCCTGAAGATGTTGAGGTAATGATTATGAAGTTAAACTGGAAAGACTTAAACAAAGACTTTGAAGGCAAAACACAAGCATTAGTTTTTAAGATCGCAAAGGATAGCATTATAAATTCATCTTTTGCTAAGATCATTGAAAAAGGTAAAAAGGGAATGCAGAATTCAATAAGGATGATGTACATAAAAGCCGATATAGGTTTTAATAGTGACGATGAAAGATTTGCAGTTGAAAAGAAATATTACGATGAAGCACTAGAGAAATCAGTCAACAAAGAAGCATTTAAAAACGTTGACGTGGTTACACTAGTGAGAGAGTTAAAAATACATTTAGAAGGTAGTGCAGTGCCATTTGGTTCTAATGACGCTACACTAATAAAGACAACGGAAGCCGTTAATGATGACACTTCTACAATCGAGCCGCTAGAAGGCACTCAAGCAAGCATTCACGAAATGCTAAGTAAAGTTAGTTTAATTTAAAAACAACAAAAATGACAGTAGAAGAAAAAGAAGTAATCATTAACGACTTGGCAGCCAAAGTAAAGCAGGCTAGCAAGGATGAAATGGAATTGCTCAAAACTGAATTAGCAAAGCTCGATGCAACCGCATTAAATTCTTTGCTAGAAAAAGATTTAGCTGAGGCTAAATCAGTAAAAGACCTTACCGACCTCGTTACCGAGATGAAGGAAGACATTAATAGTTTAAAAGATGCTGCCGACAAAAAGACTGAAAGTAATGAAACAGTAACAGGTGAGATTGTTAAAAACAAAGACAAGCTTATTGCTATTGTTAAAGGATCAAAAGAAGAAATACAACTAAAAACCACAGTAACACGTGCATCTATTACAGATAATACCGAATCTGTAAGACTAGGTGGCATCGGTCAGCTTGGAGTTAAAAAACGTGCTCTGTATGATTTATTTGCAAAATTTCCAGTAGGTGTTGGAAATCATAATGGAACTATTACATACATGGATTTTGATGAAGATTCCATTGTGCGTAATGCGGCGGCAGTAGCAGAAGGAGCACAGTTTCCAGAAAGTGAAGCAGTATTTATTGAAAAAAGTGCTACTTTGAAAAAAATTGGAGACACTTTGCCAGTAACTGAAGAGTTTGGAGAAGATGAAGTTTTAGCTGCTGCTGAGCTTGAAAACTTCTTAGACGTTAATGTTCGTTCTGTTATTGATAATCAGATAGCAGTTGGTGACGGAGCTTCAAACAGGCTACTAGGTCTTATTTCACAAGTTCCTGCATTTACCGCGGTTGCTTCAAGTATTCAAGATGCAAACATCAAGGATTTAGTTCGTAAAATGAGAACCGCTATTGTAAAACCTAGAGGCTCTAAGTACACACCTAATTTTGTTGCAGCTAACTCGGAGGTTATAGATAGTTATATGCTTAAGAAGGACGCTAACAATAACTATATTTTTGACGAAGCAACTGGTAGAATTGCGGGCCTTGAAATAGTAGAAGACAATAACTTAGCTGATGATACATTAGTAGTTGGTGAAGGTCGTTTTGGTAGAATATATGAGTTAGGAGGAATTACTATTTCTGAGGGATTAGTAGGGACTCAGTTTAAGGGCGACCTTAAGACAATTAAGGCTAGAGCAAGACTTTTATTTCTTATTAGAGAAGTTGACAAGACTGGTTTCTTAAAGTCTACTGGTATCGCAGCCAATTTAGTAACTCTTGCATCTGATCCAGATTAAAGATGGCTAAAGGGGATATTAAAATAGTATTCACAAAAGACTTCGCTGTTCATAAAAAAGATAGCGAAGTTACTTTAAGTCGTGATTTAGCACATATTTGTTTAGGCAAAAAAGTTGCTATTAGATGGACTGAGATTAGAGAGCCAAAAGAACCTAAGAAAAAAAGAAAGTAAATGATAACAGATGTTTCTTATTACGTAGGGAGTCGATTTATTCCTAACATTTATCAGGAGACTGGTACAGGATTAGCAGCGCAAACGATTAATAATAATGATGCGTTGTTATTGACTATTGCGGAATATGAAATTAATTTCTTATCTGATGCTTTTGGGTTTTACGAATCTAAGATAATATTAGACCAATTTGAAACGGATGGAACTGTTAAGTTAAGCTCAGATCAAAAGTACAAAGATTTAATTGATGGCGATGATTCTATAAAATGGAGGGGTTTACGTTATGAGATTGCAGGAGTCAAGCAGTCAATGGTTGCCGACTTTGTTTATGCGAATTATGTTAGGGAAACAGAAACAAGACTGACGCAGTTAGGAAACACAGTTGACCAAGCAGAGAAGGCTCAAGTTATATCGAGTACAAATAAGTACGTGCAAGCTTGGCGGCGAATGTATGAACTAAGAGAAGCTAGAGAGTATTACCATTTCATGTATTTGTCAATAGATGAAGTAACACTTTACAAGTTTATTTCTGATAATGCTGGTTTTACCACAGAGTACTTTAAGTTTTATGAAAATCTAAACAGTCTAGGAATATGATAGAAGCCGAATTAGTACTAGGCACAGGATTAAAACCCTTAATTGATAGTTCTGATGTTGGCCTTTATCATTATGGCACTGAATCTGAATTAATCAAGGTGTTTTCTGCAAACGCTGCTAAATATCCTATTGTATGGCTAGTAATGCCGATAGAGGGTGAAAACTTAGAAAGTTTGTACAAAAAGCAGTTAACAACTAGATTAAGGCTATTTATGGCAACATCTAGTAAAAAGGAATGGTTCAACGATCAGAGAAACGAAGAAACCTTTAAAAAGGTATTAGTTCCGCTATCTGATAAGGTAATTAAGGCAATTAACGATTTTAAGTTCATAGACATTACATCTAGGGAAGTTAAAATTCAAAAGTTGCACAACTATCACAGAACCGATCTTGGAAGTAGAGAAAAGCCACAGAAAAGAACCGCTTTAGATTATTGGGATGTAATTATTTTAGAGTTCGATGCAAGAATAAAAAAAGTATGTTAATTAAATATATAACAAAATGATAAATTTAAACGCCAAATCTTGTGCAACGGACAAGAAAGGCACAGGCCTAGCGGCTTGCATTGTAGAATTAGGATTTCCAAGAGGTTTTATTCGTACTGACAGAAGTTGGAGCGAGGTAATTGCTTCAGGAACGCTCAATAAAGAGTATTTTATCAAAGAGGTTCAAAAGATGAACTTTATACCGTTCATTGGTGCGGCTGATTTCGCTAATAATACAGCAGAAGCCACTACACAGGAATCAGCAAATGGATTGCTTAGAACGGTAAGGAATGGCAAGCCAATGATGGATTTCACTTATTGGAAGGGTTACCCATTTCATAAGATCGCATCTAGCTATAACAGTTACGGAAGTGGTGACGTTATCCTGGTGTTTGAGCAAGGAATACTAGTTGTTAAGTCTGTAGACGGGACTAAAGTTTCCGCTTTTAAATTAGGTATGCAAAACGCAGGTACATTTACGTTTAACGACGGTACAAACGGTGAGCAAGTAATGGTTGGTATTCAGTTACAAGACGAGAGCGAATTTAATTTACGTGGTGAAATCATTACTAACGAGACTTTAGGCTTTAATGTAGGTGAAGATTTGCCTGAAATTGTAGACGCTAATGTAGTTCTTGACGATATAAGCACAGGAACTGATGTAAAGGCAACTATAACAGCAGTAACCAATTCAGCCTTTAATATTAAGGGATTGTTAGCCGCAAACTTTAGAATTATTATCGAAGGTGTGGCCGAAGCTCCAAGTTCCGTAACGTATAATGATGTGACTAATAAATATGTATTTGTTACTTCTACTACACTATCTTCTACAGATACGGTACAAGTTGAACTATACGATAGCGTTGAAAGCCTAAATGTAGCAGTATTAGCCGATCAACTATTTAGAGGAATCTCATCAGTTGGAACTGTAGCTTAAAAATAGAGTATTTATTAATCTAGGGCGGTCTAATACGCCGCCTTTTTTATTACAAAATTATGCAAGTAGGAAAAGTAAGCTTTTCAGATAAAGGATTTAAATATTTTGAAGAGCTGACAAGAGAAGAACAAAAGATATTTCTTAAGAGTCAAATACCGCTACAGCTAAACTTTGACAAAGATTTAATAAACGTAAATTATGCCAAGCGCAAAGGAACTACAAAGAAGACTTTTAGCTATAAAACCGAAAATAGCACCAAAGGTAAAAGAAATAATCCTTAACGATCAACTAATAATTGAATCCAAAATAGATGAATTTCAAAGAGGTTTAAGGCCAGACGGTAATATAATAGGCACTTATAGTAGTGCTTTTCCTGAATATGCTGAATTTAAAGAAAAAATAAACCCTTTAGCTAATGGAAATGTAGATTTAATTTTTTCGGGTAGTTTTTCAGGTAAGTTATTTGTTGTTTCAACTTCTGAAAGTAGTTTTTTATTCAATTCAAGAGATTCAAAGAAAGATAAATTAGTTAGACAATACGGTAAGGATATAATGGGTCTTAATAAAGAAACTTTTAAAGATTTACAGATAAAAGTATATAAAGACAAATTAGTTAGATTTATAAATAAAAATTTATAAACATGATACTAGAAGAGCACAAAGCAAAATATTTTTTTAAAGCTCTCGAAAGCGGAGAAACTAAATATTTGCTAGTTGAGGATCATAAAGAAGTATTTGAACAATTATACGATGAGTTTTTTGAGAAAAGAAACGATCAAAACAGCCTATCGAAGATTAAAGGAGCTGTAAGAATTGAAGGATTAAAACACAAATTAGCCTTTTTAAATTACGCTTACACAGTCGTTGATGAAATACCACTAAATGTAAGGCATATTTTAGACGTTGAGAACGCATTAAGCACTACAGGAATACAAATAGACCTATCTAAGCCAAAAGAAGCGCTAGCATTAATTAAACGCAATATAAACGTGACTGAGAACCTTATAGAAATGTCTAAGGATAATTCAGAGGATAAGAAAGTAGCTTTTGATTTTACCTCTACATTAGTAGCGTTTGAAAATATAATGGGTTTTGCAATTAGTGAAGATGTAAGTATCGCAAAGTTTCTGGCATACGAAAAGCAAATGATAAATAAAATTAACGAGTCAAAGAAGAAAAAGTAAATGGCTGAATTTATAGAGGTACTTTCACAGAAATCTAAAGAGGATATTGATAAACTCATAAAGCAATTAGGTCTAGTTGCTGCCGAGGTAAATACTATAAATAAGGCATTTAAAGACGTTAAACTACCAAGCACAGCAAGCAAGCAAATAAACGAAACTAGAAAGGCTACAGCAGGACTAAACGCAGAGCAAAAGGAAGCTAAGAGATTGTCTCAGGCACTTGAAAGAGAAAGAGCTAAACTAACATTTTCTACAAGCAAACAAGCTGAAGAGGTTCAAAGGTTAAGGTTTGAGAATGCAGAAACAAACAAAAGAACAAAAGAAGCTGCTATAATCAGCAGCAAACTATCAAGCGAATACCAAAAACAACAAATAAAACTAACTCAACTTATAAGAGTCCAACAGGATTTGATGTTAAAACAAGAGTTGGGAAACAAACTAAGCGAGAGAGAAGCAAGGTTGTTAAAGCTAACTACAGCAGAAATAAACCGAAAAGATGCAGCACTAAAAAGAACTGATGAAAGCGCAGGAAAGTTTCAAAGAAGCGTAGGTAATTATAGAAATGCTTTAGGTGGTGCGTTGGGAATGGTTCGTTCTATGACTTCCGCTTTAGGTCTTATGGGCGGTGCGTTTCTCGCTGTATCAATATTTAGAGACTTATTTCAAAGGATTAGAGACTTTGACAAGTCAATGCAAAACTTAGCGGGTATTTTAGGCGAGACTAGAGCTGAGTTAAGAACCTTAGAAACTGATATTATTAATGTGGCTGGGGCATCTGTAAAAACTTCTAATGAGGTTGCGGATTTAGCCACTTCACTTATTGCATTAGGTAAAACAAAAGATGAAGTTAGTTTATTATTAGGCCCTGTTAATAACTTAGGTATAGCACTACAGACCACAGGAGCAGAAGCGGGGGAATTACTTGTGCAAACTTTAAACGCCTTTAATAAATCAGCTTCAAGCGGTCAGGAGTTTGCCGACATTATAGCAAAAGTAAGAACATCAACAGCTTTAGACTTCACAAGAATAAAAGATGCTTTAGGCTTTTTAGCTCCAACGGCTAACGTTTTGGGTTTATCTTTTGAACGAACCGCAGCTATACTTGGTACATTAAACGATAACTCTATAAAAGCAGCAAGAGCAGGACGATTAATGAGTTCATCTTTTGCCAGATTAAATGAAAAAGGCTTAACCTTAGATGATGCGTTAACACAAATAAATGGCTCTACTGATAGGCTAGGAACTGCAACAGAATTGTTTGGCGTAGAAAGTTTTACTTTAGGTATCATTTTAGCCGATAATATAGATAAAACTAATAAATACACAGAAGCATTTGAAAAAGCTGGGGGAGCATTAGATTCTTTAGTAAAAGAACAATTAAAAGCTTTAGATGCTGAAATAGCAATATTAAATTCTAATTACGAAAGCTTTATTTTAAATCTTGATAACGGTAATGGAATAATATCTAGAACCACAAGAGGATTAATAGCCATGGCCTCTTCAGTTATAGAAGTTTTAGACGCTTTAACTTTAACAGAACAGGATGAAAGATTTAAAAGATTTGACGAGATACTAGAGGATAGGGAGGAAAGATATAGGGGACTAGGTGACGCAGCAAAAGATTTTGCAAAAATAGAACAACAAATTGCTATACAGGCTAATTTAGACTTAATTAGAGACTCTACAAGAATAACAAATGAGCTAAATAAACTAAAAGAAAGTGCAAAGTTTGACTTATTACCACCTATAGGAGCCGAAGCATTGCAAAAAGAATTAGACGAAATTAACATGAGCTTTGTAGAAAACAAGGCTATAATAGAAGCGACTACAAATGTATTATTAGGAAATGTAAAGGCTAATGTAGATACAGTTGCTTCACTTGAGAAATTACTATTTGAACTAAGAGTACAACAAAAAGAGACAGCCACAACTAGCGATGCTTATGCTAAATTTGGAGAAGAAATAAAGGTAGTTGAAGATAAAATAAAAGCACTAAAAGGGACTTTAGGCGGTGTTAATGCTGTTTTAGAAGGTACTGTAAAGTTTTTTGAAGATATTATAAACAAACTAGAAGCGCAACAAAGAGAAACCGCAACCACAAGGGGCGAATGGCTTAAGTATCAAGAGCAAATAGACAAGGCTAAGGAAAGTTTAAGACTTTTAACTCGCGAACTTCTTGGAATGGAAGACCAAACAACTGTAAACCAAATAGAAACTAGAGGGATTACAGATATAGAATCTGATGATTCTTTTGCAGCTACAAATATAGGCTTAGAAAAGTTCAACCAATTAACTAAAGAAGGTCAAGAGAAAACCGAAAAGTTGATGGAATTGCTAGATAAGCTAGCAAACAAAGACTTATTATTTGACCAACTTGAAGGATTAGGAAACCTTTTAAATATTGATACCAGCGTTCTTGAAAGCAGCTTCGATGTTTTATCCGACAAGAATGCTGAAATGAATGATAAAATTAAAGCAGGAGCAGAAGCAGGAGCAGCGATATTGTCAGGCATAGGAAGAACACTTGCACAAGACCAGATTATAAGGATTAACAACCAGATAGCCGAAAATGATAGGCTATACAATAATCTTATACAACAAGCTGAAGGCGATGCTGTAGCTCAACAATTATTGAGAGAAGATCAGCAAGTAGCAAGGCGGAAGCTAGAAAGCGAAAGACTAAAAGAAGAACGCAAAGCAGCATTATTTCAGATTGCATTAAGTACGGCTGTAGCAATAGTAAAAGCTTTGCCAAACGTTCCGCTATCCATAGCAGTTGCGGCCATTGGTGCTGCACAGGCTGCAATAGTAGCAAGCAGACCTATACCAGAATATAAAAAAGGACGTAAAGGAGGTGAAGATGAATACGCTATTTTAGGAGACGGTTACAAAGAAGAAGCTATCTTAGGCAAAGACGGAAACTTAAAAGGTATTTCACCAAATAAGCCGACTATGATGCACTTAGACAAGGGGGATAGTGTTATTCCTTCTCTTAATCATTCTATTGCTAGGAGCGCAGTTCTTGACTCAATTACAATGAACGCTAATAAAATGAGTCCTGCAAGCGATACGCAAAACCAAATTAACGCGATGCGTAACGAAAACTCAAGATTAAAGAAAGATATAATAGGTTCGTTAAGAAGTGCTAAATTTGTAAATAGAAACAGCACAACTTTTGACATGGGGCATCAATTTAAACTACTAAAATACAAGGGTAAATGAATTATCCAGAGGTAAGATATTATTTAAGTTCTGAGTCTATAGGTCGGGTTTTACTAAAATTTGAGCCTATAAACTGGAATGAAGATGATAAACAATTAGTTAGAAATACAGATAACTGGGGAGTAGTTACACAGTTATCTAATGATTTATTGTTTGTAAAAGACGGTAGAGAATTATTACAAGGAATCTATGAAAGCGAAGGAACGGAAGTAGAAGTTATATTAGAAAGATTTATAATAGAAACTTTAGATAAAAGTTATGAGCTAGATTATAGAGGTAATTTAGACATGAAAACCTATGTTTTAGATGATGAAAAAGTAAGCGTACAATTTCTTACAGGAGGTTTGCAAAGTCTCGTTGAAAGTCAATTCGATGAGTCTTACGAGTTACAAAGATTAACAGATATAAACGGCAATGACATAACGCCTTTAGTTTATAAGGATATTTATTGGCAAGGGCGAAGAATATTTTTAGAAAGCTTAAGTCAAACAGCAAATCCACCAACTGGTTTTATATTATCTACTTCAGTTCAAAATAATGCACAAATATATTCAAGAAATATAAACACTATACAAGTTTTTGAAAGTGTAGGACTAGAACTAAATGATCCTTTTAATGTAGATTTATTTAACTTAACGCCATATGCAGAAATATATGAAGCTAATGGAGTAAATAAGCCTAATTCAAGTTCATTTTTTAGGATTAATATTTCTGATGTTAACAGCTCATTTAATTATAAAATAAGTTTTGCGACTAAACACGGAAACGGTTTTTATAATGAGGTAAGTTCTTCAACTGATTATGCTTTAAAAGTTGCTTTAGTTTTTTATGATAGAATAGATTCAGAGTGGGAGTTTAACAGGATAGAGGATATTCATATACATTCTGATTTTGAAAATACGGATAGATTTAGTTTTAACGTAGAATCTAGTACAATATTGATTTCAAATCAAGCTGTGTCATTATGCCCATATATTAGCAGAATAACAACCCCAACAGTATTTAGTAGCGGTCAAATGAATTTCTTTGATATACAATGCAGTATAAAATTAGAACAAAATAGCACATTCCAGCCTACAGAATTTAAAGGGATTAAAATGTTTGATTCCTTTGAACGTATGTTAGAAATATACACAGGACAAAGAAACAGAATAAAGTCACAGTTTTTTAAGGATGGTCAGTTTAAAGATGTTTTGTTAAGTTCTGGAAAGCAAATAAGAAACATTCCAGAAGCAAAACTAAGCGTTGAGCTTAAAGACTTATTTGAAACTAATAATTATTTTAACTTAGGATGGTCAATAGAAAAACACGAAAATAAAGAGTTCTATGTTATAGAAGATAAAACATATTTCTTTGTAGATTTTCCCTTAATTGACTTAGGTGAAGTTTCTAAACTAAAAATAAGCTGTGCTGATGAGTTTTTATTTAAGTCAGGAACATTTGGAAACTCTAAAGCAGGAGACTACGAAGAGGTGCAAGGATTACAAGAATATAACGCTCTAACAACTTATCAGACACACTTAAAAACAGCAGATAACAAATATGAAGTAGAAGGAAAGATAAGAGCTGATCTTGTAGGTGCGGAGCTTGCAAGACGGCAAAACTTTATAGTAGCACCTAATACAGATACTCGTTACGACAACGAAAACTTTTTATTTGATTCTAAGATTTACGAGTCTACAAAGTTTACGCCTAAAGTTTGGCAAGACTCACTAAGCCAGCAACCTATTTGCTACGATCCAGAAAGTGCGGGCAACTTACTATTAACACCGTTCAGGTCAATGGAGAGACACAGCCGAACGTTTGGAGCAGGGTTAACAAAGTACCCTAATAAGTTTGTAAGATACTCCAGCGGTACTGGAAAGGTAGAAGTGGCAACAAAATTAGAAGGTGAGCCAATAAGATTTGAAAACAGTAACATAATAAACAGCGAGCTTAAAAAACCAGATTACGAAGCAGAATATTATGAGTTTGAGAGTCCGTTAAGCACTACAATTCGTAGAAAGTTAAGAGAGTCAACATTATACAATGAAAGATTGATACCTAATACGAATTTTTTAATTAAATTTACAAACAAAAGGCAAGAATATTTTGGTTATATTATCCAAGTTGGTTTTAATGATCCTGGCAACTGGAAACTAATAAAAAAGAATGTGTAAATGAGTTATAGTATAACAAAATTTGAATGTGTATCACAGTCTACACCATGCTTTAATATTCTAATTGATATTGAAATTGTCAAGAGTGCTTCAAGTTCTGCAAGCGATTTAGTTCGGCTTAGAATTGAGAATCAAGACGGTAGCTCTTCACGATCTTACAATTATCCTGCTGACTTTGTTTCCACAAGCGAAAGCACAGTAAACAATATAACTACATTTACATTACAATTAAGCAAGACCAGAAGCTATGAGACTGCTAACAATGTATTTATATCGAATACGGAAGGGCAAACTTTACCTTTTGTAAATAAATTATTACCCGTTCAATGGTTTATAACAGGTCAAACGGCGGTAGAAGGTAATTTTGTGCCAGTTTTTAAGAAGGATAGAATAGTTTTAAACAATTTAGATTTATCGTTGTTAGATTTTGAGTACTCATTAGATGATATTACTTATTCATCTAATTTGCCAGTAAATCAAGCCGATGGAGACTATACATTATTTGTTAAGGATTACATAGGATGCAAGAAATCTGTTGACTATACTATTTTTAGTTCTATAAATTATACAATAGACTCTTTTGAGGTTAGCGAATCTTCTACGCCTTGCGATACCGTAATGGTGAACATGGTACTTAAGAGAGCTTTATCTGACTTAGCTCTCGACTCAATAGTTTTAAATGAAATAAGCGGTTTTTTTGGTCAAGGCTACAGATACCCACAAGACTTTATATCTCCTGAATCATTTGAAAATAATGGATTTGTTTTCTATGAATTAGAATTTGAAAAAAACAGGACAAATCTATTAAGCCACAATATTGTTGTGGTTACATCCGATCAAGTTCAAACAATAATAGAACAAAAAGATATTCCTATTAAGTGGATATTAAGCTCGGTTAATGTAAGTAGTATTCAAGTAGGTACATCTACCGCAAGCGGAAGGCTGATAAAAACCAATTCTCAGGAACTAAGCAATAATGAGAAGACAGAGATAGGAATAGAAGCATCTTTGAATGGTTCTGATTTTGGAGCTAATACTATTGCAGGATTAGAAGACGGAAATTATACTTATCATGTTAGGGATGCCTTTGGGTGTGTTCAAACATTAGATTTCTTGGTAGGTGGTGCAGATGATGAAGACCCACAAATATTTGTTTCATTACTTAATTCTGTAAGGTTTGCAAAAAGAAACTTACTTATAAGAAACTACGAAAACGAACTAAGCTATGAAGATCAAACCGATACAAATTATGGGGATTGGTTTAACAAATATCCAGTAGGCCAAGACTTAAGAATACAGTATCAATCTAGCTACTCAGATAATAAGGCCTTTTTGATAAAAGATGATGATGTTACCGAATTACCAGTAAGTCAACTTACAGATAATAGAAATGTAAAGGATATTCGTGACGGTAGAGCCTTTTATAACGGAACTGATCTTTTTGTTTTTTTTCCTGAAGGTTCTAATATTTACAATGAAGCAGGAGATGTTATTGGAGTTAATTTTCTTGATGGATCGTTATTAAGTTATAACGAAATCGGAACATTTATAGAAGTTCAGGATATAGGTACATTAAGAATAAAAGGATTTAGAACCGTTACCGTTGACTCTATAAATTATGAAGCTATGGAGCTTGATTATAGCAGTACTGGAGGAAACTTTAGCTTGATTAAAAAAATAACTACAGTATTTACAAAACAGAAGTTTGATTTCTTTGAGTTCCAAATAAATGGATTTGCTTTAGGCTGCTATCAACTTGCAATTTGTGATAGCAATAATTTTGACAATCAAGACCCTTTATCAACTGTTAAGTATTTATCCGAACGTATTTTAATTACTGCTGATTTAGAAAAAAGTCATTACATAGAATGGTTTAATACAGAAAACAATCAAATAGGGTGGTCTACTGGCATAAAGAGTAGAATCTATTTACCTTTTGTTATGCCGCCTACATTTGAACCAGAAGACGAGAACGAAGTTTATACTACAGATAAAAGACAGTTTCTTTTAGAATCAGAATCTTTTGAGAATTATAATTTTCATCTTGACTTAGTGCCTTTGGCAATAGCTAGACAAATACAGCTATTATTAAGTAGCGATAATGTTTTAATTGATGATATAAATTATGTTAAAAAAGATACGCCAGATATAGAAGCTCAAGAAGGTTCTAACTTATACCTAGTTAGGCCCAAATTAGCAAAGTCTACTAACTATAATTCAAATAGTAACATAGGCGAAACAATAAATAATAATCCTGCAACAATAGACGGAAGCAAAGGAATACTAAAACTTAATTAATGGCAACATTAGAACAAAGATTACAAGCGGTTGAACAAGCTATCGCAAATAGCAAAATAACCCCAAACCTTCCTAGCCTAAATACATTAGTGGGTGACGAGTTATTACCAGTATGGTCAAATTCCTTACAAAACACCGTTCAATATCCATTAGGTAATTTGGTAGGCGGTGGTGGTGCTAGTGCCATTAATGATGTTATCCCAGTATTTAAAATAATTTACGGTATTGATTACGAGAGCGCAACAGCTATTAATTCACAGATTGCAAGTATAATAAATGCTGACACGGCTTTTGCTAAAACACAAAACCAATTATTAATATTATACACGGTAAGAATAACGGTAGAGGCATCAATATTTAACAAAAACCTAGCAAGAGAATACTATCTTTTTACAGGCACAAAAGGTAATTATGGAAGCGGTGCAACTCAAATAAGCTCACAAGACATTGTTTATTTTGTAACCGACAAAGATGATTCAAGAGAAAATGCAATATTTGATCTTGGAGAGATTGGAGACACTTCGCCAATACAAGACGAGGTTAACACTTCAGGTCCATACGATCCGAGCGTAGCTCAATTAATAGTTTTCAAAGCTCAAAGAAGCGGTATAGAGTTCGATTTCTTGTATGTAGGTCAAACCATAAGCGAGATTGGAAGCAATGAAACACAGACTACATTAGATGACTTTGTTAATCTAAATACCGCTACACCTGACGCACCGCCCGAAGGTTCTGTATTAGACACTGAATTAGATATTAATTCAAATAATGCGGTCACAAATTCAGCTATTACACAGGCTATTAATAATATAACTTCTAATGGATCGGCTAGAGGTACTGGTATAAGTAGTTCTTTTACGGTTTCAGCCGCAAATGGTGGTACTGTTTTTACTTTATCATCACTAAATTTTGAAATTAGTAGTGATGAAGGTTATCTAGCAAATAATCCCTCGCAGAAACTAAATATTACTGTAGAAAATTTAAACGCAAACTCAACTTTTGTTTATTATAATAAGGATGGGGATTTAGCACAGCAAACAACTTATCCAACTATAGTCGATTTTGTAAGAAAAGCTTTTGTAGCTAGGATAGTTATAGATGTTAATGTAAACGAAATAGTAGGCTTTGAGTATTTCTACAATCCACTAGGTCAATATTCAAATCTTATAAGAACTGTAATCGATTATGTTAAAGAAGCAGGCGTTCCCCTTAAAAAAGGTCTTACAGTCACAGGAAAAAACAATAGTTTAGGCTTTGGAATTGGTGCGGGTTCATTGCTAAGATTTGGAGGTACTGGAAATTCATTAGAACCTAGCACGCCATCTTTTGCGGATAATCCAAATGTAAGTTTTGTTTTGGCTGACAGAAATTCTGCTGATTCGGGCGGCAATACTTTAATTCCTAAGTTCTGGGATAATAACGGTGTTATAACCGCCTTAGGCTCTACAACTGTTTCTGGTGCAAGGGTTTATTTCTTTAATTCAGGCGTTATTGGCTTGCAGTACGGACAGGGCAACTACGCAAACATGACACTAGCAAAAGCAGGAGTTAAGCTAGA